TACAGACGTTGGAGAGATAGAGTATTTGCTGACGAACTATTCAAGGCAGAAGCTAACGGTTTAGCATCTTCAAGTGCAGGTGGTTACTACTTCCCTGGTGGAGCTGCAAAAGCAGCAGGTAACCCTGTTTACACATACGGTGCAGGCGTTTCAGCTAAGTTCGACGTAAAGACAGACCTGCTTCAGGTCGTCAAGGATATGCGTAAGAGAAACGTACCTACGTTCTCTGATGGCTACTACAGATGTATTGCTGATCCAACAGCAATGATGCATCTTCGCCAGAATGACGCATTCAGAGAGATCGCAAGGTATGCCGGTAATGGCATGGTTAACCCCATGAACCCATCCGAGGCTCCTAATGCGAACTTCTTCCAAGGTATGGGTCCAGCTTATGGACAAGCTGGCTTCGTTGCCGGACAGCCTGTCATGCCGACGGGATTTTTGTTCGAGGGCGTAAGATGGTTCGAATCAACCAACTTGCCTGAGAAAACTATCAATGCAAATATTGCAGTTGACACAGCAAATGCTGGTGCAGCTAACTACACAATTGCTCCAATGTTGTTCTTCGGACCACAGGCAGTTGGCGTAGGTATTGGTGGTAACAACGCACAGATTCTTCTTAATAACAATGATGATTTCTCAAGATTCATCATTATGATTTGGAGTCTCTTTGCTGGTTTTGAAATTCTTAATAAGGACTTCATTACCGTTGCTTACTCATTCGTATATTGAGGAGGTAACTAATAATGGCTAAAAAGATATACCCCGGTAACTGGGTCACTAATTTAAGTAGTTACCAAGGACAGCCAGTAGTTGCTGTTCCAGGTCGTGTTTATCATCACGTTGTTGGTTATGCACTAGTAACTTCTACAGGAGCTACTGAGTTTGCAATTACCATCCCTAGCCCTGATATGCGTGGCGACGACAAAGTTCGTGCCAACATCACAGGACTAACAATTCCAGCAGGATCAAGCGTATACCACGTAGGTATTCGTGTTCCTGATATGCGTAAAGATCTTGGAGTCGGTACTGCCGCTTCTGGTCTAGTTGGTACTAACACAGACACAATTGCTGTAAAAGATGCTGCTGCTTCAGCGGCTGGCAGCATTACAACAAGTGTTGTTTCATCTCCAACAATTGCAGTTGCTAGTACAACTATTGCACCAGCATCTGCGAAGAAAGGAATCGTAACAGCAGCAGTTCTTTCAGGAGCTGAGACTCTTAAGGTCTATGTTCGTAATGCAGCGGCTAACGCTGCTGGAAGTGCTTTATCTTCTACACAAGCTGGTGGTACACCAATCATCGTTGAAGTCTCATACTTCACAGACGATGAGGTTGCTGGATTGGATGATACATACATCCCATTCGTCACAGAGACCTAAATTACTAGGTTTTCTCACTACAATAAGAGCATCTCTTACGGGGTGCTCTTTTTTTATTTATGGCGTTATATCAAAATCAAAGGAACGGTCAAGTTGTCGAGTTCATTGGACATCACGACAAAGACTGGGCAATGGTCAAGAATGCGACAGGCGTAGTTCAATACGTTGCTTTAGATGATCTGGTTTCCTACGAAGCAAACAAAGGTCGAACGGGTCAGAAGGTTGAACCAGTTGTTATGGAAAAGAAGGATGAGGATAAAATTCCAGAAGCTGTAATCCCATTAGATACAAGGCTTAACGTGAATGTTGCCACAGCAGAATCACTTGCCAAGCAAGTTAAAGGGATTGGATATGCAACTGCTAAGAAAATTATCGAACTCAGATTATCTCTACCCGGAGAAAGATTTTCAAAATTAGATCAACTTAAAAAGATCTCGAGAGTTGATTGGGATGAGGTATTTAAAGAAGACCTTATCTACATTGCCTAGAATAAAGCGAAAGTCGCTTTTATTTACGGTTGGAACTTAACGACTACGACAAAAGCCGTACAAGGTTCCATCTTGGCTATAACACCGGAGCGAATTTGCCTGCCGGTGATATTGCTCGTTTAGAAGAAGCAATGGCTCGTGTTCCTGATAGTTATTTCTATGAGCGAATCATTGAGCATCTTAATCGTTGCGATAAGGTCTACAGGCTTTCTCAGATCTTTAAAACTGAGAGTGCTCCACAGCCCAATATGGTCCAACGGATTACTGGGGATACTGACAGGCAGATCATGCAGTCAGATCCTATTAAGGCAGATAAGACCTATCGAGAGGTTTACCTCAGAGAAGTTGATCGTTTAGCTGAAACTCTGTATGTGGCTAACTATCGACGAGACGAGGTAAGGAGATACGCATTCGATCGATCTGGATCTGAATACATCATGGCAATCAAAGGTCCGGCTGATACAGCAGTTGGAACAAGAATTGCTCAAGCCGTTGGATCACAAAACTGGAGGTAACCACGAACCATGTCAGACAATTCACCATATGGAAGCCGCCTTGGAGTTGGAGGCAGACATAATCAAATTAAACAGCAGATTTACGATGGCAAAAAAGCAAGAGCATTAGAGATGCTTGGTCAAACAGATTATTTTGATGATAAAAAAATCGTAGATATTGATAAAGCGGAACAAAATATCGAAGGTCAATCTTCCGTAGAAAGTAGCGAAAAACAAGAGGTTTTACCGACTTATAACGCTGGTGCTCAGACAGAAAGAAATCGTCAGAGTCAAATGAATCAAATGCTTCAACAGCATGGAAAGGTTCTTCTTGATCCTGCTGGTGGTGCTGTAATGGGTGCAGGACTTGGCTTGGCTCTAGGTGACGGAAAACTTCAAAATGCACTATTAGGTGGAGGTCTTGGTTACTTATTAGCAAGGTCAAACACAATTAATTTGCCGGGAGGAAACAAGTCGTTTGATGCAAGTCAAGCAGTAGAGGGTACTCAATCAATTAATGGTGGAGAGATACAGCCAGCGCCTGAATTACAAAGAGATGAGATAACAAGTCAAAGCGAAGCAGTCTATGAAAAGAAAGCGGATATCTCTGGCATAGATCCTGAGCAAGGTGGATTAGAAATCGCTCCAAGTCTGACCGACGCAAATACAAATAGAGCAAATGCTTTTGGTGATCCGGTCACGTTATTAGCTCAGTCAGTCAAGACAACAACAGAGGATGATTTTAATCCAGCATTTAACTCCAACATGCAACCACAAGTTGGCGGAGAATCAGGATTAGAATTACCTGCCCCTGGAGGACAGCCCGGAAATGTTCCTAATCCAGCAGACGAGTTAGTCACATCATTTACAAAAGGAAGGGTTCCTAATTATGTATTTCAAGCTCTAGGCGGAGGATCTGTGGCATGACTAAAAAAGCCGAGCACATGAAGTATAAAGAAGGTGCTAAAAGATCTTTCCGACCAAATGAGTGGTACATCAATAAGCAAGAAGAAAGAGAAGTTAATAATTTCTTAGCTGGATCGAAAGGTGGAGTACCTAATAATCCTCAGAATATAAAATCATTCCAGCCAGTACCAGCTCCAGCAGATCCTGCTGGTTCTATGCAAGGAGATCAAGTAGTAAGAAGAAATCCATATGGCGATGGTGAACAGATTATCAATAATGAAACACCTACATTAACGAGACCTAATCAAAGGGGTTCATCGTTTGATCCTCCTCCAGTTCCAGTCGAAAGAGCTGGCAAAGTGAAACCTGTAAAGGAGAAGGCACAGAAAAGAGGCATGAGTACATCTTTAGGTCTGATGAATAGCGGACCTCTCAGGGATATCTCTCCTGTCTAATTGAGATCTTCCGATATTGAATTCTCAGTAAACTTTCTATAGATGGTTAATTAAATGGCAACGAGTAGTTCAAACAAAATGCCTCTGTTGGTCGATAGACCTCTGCATTCATTCGCGACAATTGGAGGAACAGCAGCTTTAACAGCAGCAACCAATTTCAATACGCCAGCTCCAGCAGGATTTGTTGTTCTTGTGGATTGTTCTGGCAACGATGGAGCTGTAGTTGATAGTTTGTCCATCGTGGCCTTAGAAGCTAATACCACTGCTAGAAATGTTTTAGTTTTCTTAAGTACAGCGACAACTGCGACATCTATAACAACAGCAAATTCAGCGTATGTAGGAGGA